GTGGATATACTTGGATGTGCGATGAGATAATGAAACTCGGAAGAATCAGAACCGTTACAGAAAGAAGAGCAGACAATGTACAAACTACGTGATTACCAACAGAAATCCTCTGATGCTGCCGTTTCTTTCTTCAATAACAGGACGAAGAAGACGAATGCTATCATGGTTCTGCCTACGGGGAGTGGAAAGAGCCTTATCATAGCGGATATAGCCGCAAGGCTTGACGGTCATACCTTGGTGTTCCAGCCCTCGAAGGAAATACTCGAACAGAATTTCAAGAAACTCTGTTCATACGGTATTCTTGATTGCAGCATCTATTCTGCATCCTTTAACTCAAAAGAAATAAGCCGGATAACATTCGCCACCATCGGCAGTGTGAAGAATCATCCCGAACTGTTCACCCACTTCAAGAACATCATCGTGGACGAATGCCACCTTGTTAACCCCAAAGAGGGAATGTATAAGGATTTCTTCGATGCGGTAAAGTGTAAGGTTCTTGGCTTGACGGCAACTCCTTATAGGTTGTCTTCCTCGCGTGATTTCGGTTCTATGCTGAAATTCATCACCCGGACAAAGCCTCATGTCTTTTCAGAGGTCATTTATCATGTACAGATATCAACCTTATTAGATATGGGTTACTTGGCGAAGTTGAATTACTATCCAATGAATCCTTCGGGATGGAACGAACTTAACTTGAAAGTAAATACTACTGGTGCCGACTATACGGATAGGTCAGTTCAAAGAGAATATGAACGGATAGACTTCTACGGTTATCTCGTTCATATCGTCCAAAGGCTGATGAATCCCAAAGCCGGAGGAAAACGGAAGGGTATTTTGGTATTTACCCGTTTTCTGAAAGAAGCGGAGCGGCTTACCTGGTCTATACCCGGAGCCGCAATCGTTTCGGGTGACACCCCAAAAGGTGAGCGCGAAAGGATACTTGAAGCGTTCAAGGCTGGTGAAATTCCGGTAGTGGCGAATGTCGGGGTATTAACCACTGGTTTTGACTATCCGGAACTTGATACAGTCGTTATGGCACGTCCTACAATGTCACTTGCTATGTGGTATCAGATAGTCGGTCGTGCCATCCGCCCACATCCTTCCAAAGAATGTGGCTGGATTGTGGATTTATGTGGTAATATCAAACGTTTCGGAGAGGTGTCGGACTTACGGTTGTTTGATAGCGGAAATGGGAAATGGGCTGTATTCTCTAACGGAAGGCAATTAACTAACGTGAGATTCTAAGGCTATGGACGAAGGATTTTTGAGGCTAAGCCGCAAGTTTTTCTCGAATGAAATGTGGAAAGTAGCCCGTAAGTTTTCGGAATGCGAAGCGTGGCTCGACTTGATTCAGAGCGCACGATTTGAGGCAACCGACAAGGCGTACAGCGAACTTATCGGAGGTCGGGAAATCTCTTATACAAGAGGTCAATATCCAGCATCTATATCGTTTTTGATGAAGCGTTGGCAATGGTCTGAAAAGAAAGTGCGCTATTTCCTTGCCAAACTTAAAAAAAGAGGTATGATAACGACTTGTAATAAACAAGGTATGACCGTAATTACTTTATGTAACTATGATGAATATAATCCGGTCAAGGGCAGGCAAAGAAACGTAGATAAGGGCATAGACAACAACAAAGAAATCAGCGGGTTAAATCATGCTTTGGGCGAACTAAGGGCAGAGTTAAGGGCAGCCGCAGAAAAAATGGCTCAAAAAATAGAAGAATTGGGGCAAGCTAAGGGCAATAATAAAAAGAAAGATGAAGAAGATAATAATATTCCCCCCACACCCCCCAAGGGGGGAGGCAAGAAAAATAAGCCTAAAGAGATTAATTCAAAAGCACGTTTGCTATTTGAACAGCATTTTAGGGAAACCTTCGGGGCTGACTATTACTGGACAGCCAAGGATGCCGGGGCTATGTCCCAGCTCTTGAATAAGCTCAAATTCCAAAGAGAGCAAAAGAAAATGGACGTTTCCGATGATTCTCTGTTGTATGCCCTTCAATACCTTCTTTCCTCGGTCAAAGAGGGGTGGATATTTGATAATTTCAGCGTAACTAATATCAACTCTAAGTTTAATGAAATCGTAGCACAAGCTAAAAATGGAAACTATCGGAAACCTGATACAAAACCAGACGAAAGTTCTGCCGGTATCAAATCAATTGTCTTCGGCAAACAGAGCTAACCATAAGCAATGGAGCAGGGAGCAGGCTGACATGTATTGGCGCAACCAACTCGTAGTTTCCATGAAATCCGTTTCCCCAGCCTTTACAGTTGATGACAGCAACCGCCAACTGCTGAAAGCCCTTTATCAATGGATATGGGGAATGCCGGGAATGCTTGATTTGGATAAGGGCTTGTTATTACATGGCCCTATCGGAGTTGGCAAGTCCACTTTGCTGAAAGGATTACAGAACTATGCGGCAAAAATCGCCCGCTATTGTATTGGCGGCGCGGATGCCGGATTGACCTTTCAGTTCACCAGTGCTGCCGAGATTGCCTTGCTGTTTGCCGAGAAAGGAATTGTCGGGTTAAACCAATACACAGACAGATCATGTATGCACAATCTTGCCATTGACGAGGTGGGACGGGAACCTATGGATGCCAAACACTTTGGTACGGGCATCAATGCCATTCAGACCGTCTTGCAACTGCGCTATGAGCAGAGATATTGTTTCTACACCCACATGACTACCAATCTGGACCCGGACAAGGAGTTTTCCCAACGGTATGGGGATTATATTGCCGACCGGGTGAAAGAGATGTTCAATGTAATTAAAATTGAAGGTGAAAGCCGAAGATAATGGCAAAGAAAAAAGATATACCACCTGCACCCGTCCGCTGCCGCCAATGCTCATACTCCAGAGATTTCGTAGATAACTCTTGTCTATGCAAGGCCAAGGACCATAGGGTGTGCGCATGTAACCGGTACGGGAGGATATGTGACAAATTCAACAAAAGATGATTTTATGGACATAGAACTTGAAAAGAAAATCGAACAATTGGAGTGGCAGCGTGACAACGCACTGCCACTCCGATGCCCGTTGGTGGCAAAGAAGTACCAGCGAATGACTGATGAACTTGCAAGAAAAAGCAGAAACAATGAAACCAAAGAAAGATTTGATTAAAGCTGCCGAGGCTGATGGCAGCATAGACAGATTGACCAGCCTTCTTTCAGCCGCACACATACTGAACTGTGAAGCCAACATGCTGGTGGAGGAAGCGGCAGACCTGATGAACGCCAAAGGGTTACTACTCGGAAATTTGAAAAGGATTCATAACAGCTTTGTCAAGAGCGCCGACATGTACTTCCTGGAATTCTCCTCACTCGTAGAGACAGAGAAGTCGAAGATGGATATGTTCAGGGACATGGACGACTTCGACGCCAAGTTCCGCGAGTGGGCAAAATTACCGTCTGATTGGAAACCTAAAGAAGTGAAACAATGAAATTATTGAAAGAAATAGCATAATGAAAGAATATATAGAATTTCTGAAAGACAAGATGGCCATCAGCCGTCAGACCGGGTTCGAGGTCAATCCGGATGAACTGACACCGTCGTTATATCCCCATGTGAAAGATACTGTTCGCTGGGCGGTGTCCGGTGGTTGCCGTGCGATATTCTCCAGTTTCGGTATGCAGAAAACCGCTACTCAGTTGGAGATACTTCGGGTAGTCCTGAAACACAAAGGCGGCAAAGGGCTGATAGTTTGTCCCAAGCGTGTAGTGGTTGAGTTCCTTACACAAGCGGAACAACATCTGCACATGAAAGTGACCTATGTACGAACTATGGCTGATGTGATGATATGCCCGACTGACATCATGGTTACGAACTACGAGCGTGTGCGCGACGGTGAAGATGGTGTAAGAATAGAACCTTCCTACTTCACCGCAACATCATTGGATGAAGCGAGCGTATTACGTGGTTTCGGTACCAAGACCTATCAGGAGTTCCTTCCCTTGTTTGCGGATGTTCCCTACCGCTTTGTAGCCACCGCCACGCCATCGCCCAACAGATACAAGGAGCTGATACATTATGCCGGTTATCTCGGTGTGATGGATACCGGGCAGGCGCTTACCCGTTTCTTTCAGCGTGACAGCACGAAGGCGAATAACCTTACCCTTTATCCGCACAAGGAGAAGGAGTTCTGGTTGTGGGTAAGTACATGGGCGTTGTTCCTCACCAAACCGTCCGACCTTGGTTACCCCGATACCGGATATGAATTGCCGGAACTGCGTGTACATGAAGAAGTGGTTAGTGTTGACAACTCCACTGCCGGAACCGACCGTGACGGACAAGTGAAGATGTTCCGTGAGGCTGCTCTCGGACTTGCCGACGCAGCGAAAGAACGTCGGGACAACATGCAGGAAAAGATTGTCCGTGTGGTGGAAATCATTAACCGTCCTGAAAACAAAGACGACCATTTCCTTTTATGGCATGACCTGGAGAATGAACGGAAGGCTTTGTGTGATGCCATACCCGGCTGTAAGGCTGTGTACGGCTCGCAGGATGATGAGGAAGCCGACGAAGTGATAGCGGACTTTAAGGACGGCCGTCTGAAATATCTGGCTGCCAAACCGGAGATGCTTGGTGAAGGTTTGAACTTCCAGTACCACTGCCATAAGGCAATCATGTTCATCGACTACCGTTTTAATGACAAGTTCCAGGCGATAGCCCGTATCTACCGTTTCATGCAGCAGCATCCGGTTGACCTTTATCTGGTCTATGCGGAAAGTGAGGGAGAGATATACAAGAGCTTCATGCGGAAGTGGGCGCAACACCGCGAGATGGTAGCCAAGATGACCGATATAGTCCGCGAGAACGGTTTGTTCGGCTTGCAGGCAGAGGAGAAGATGATGCGGTGGATGTTTGCCAGCAGGGAAGAAAAGTCCGGTAAACTGTGGAGGGCAATCAATAATGACAATGTTCTTGAATGCCAGACTATGGAAAGTAATTCGGTGGACTTGATTGTAACCAGCATCCCGTTCTCCAACCACTATGAATATACTCCGACCTATAACGACTTCGGGCATAATGAGGACAACGGCAAGTTCTTCGAGCAGATGGATTATCTTACACCGGAGCTTATGCGTATTCTTAAACCCGGTAGGTTAGCTTGCATCCATGTGAAAGACCGTGTTTTGTTCGGCAACGCCACTGGTGACGGTATGCCCACCATCGACCCGTTCAGTGAAATGACTGTATTCCACTACATGAAATACGGGTTCCGCTACATGGGGCGTATTACAGTGGATACGGACGTAGTAAGGGAGAATAACCAGACTTATCGACTTGGCTATACTGAAATGTGTAAGGACGGTTCAAAGATGGGTATCGGATGCCCGGAATATGTCCTTCTTTTCCGCAAGCTTCCTTCCGACACCTCACGTGCATACGCTGATTTGCCGGTAACAAAGAACAAGAGTGAATATTCATTGGCCCGTTGGCAGATAGACGCTCATGCAAGTTGGAAATCTTCGGGTAACTCTCTATTGAGTTACGAGGATATGAAAGGGGCTGGCATTGACAAGATACGCCACCTATTCAGGAACTACGAGCGTGGGCACGTTTATGATTATGAGGAACACGTGTCATTCGCCGAAGAGTTGGAGGCATACGGAAAACTGCCAAAGACATTCATGGCCGTTGACCCGGTAAGCAAGAAACCCTGGATATGGGACGATGTCACCCGGATGCGCACGCTCAATACCAAGCAGTCGCAGAAGAAACGGCAGAATCATATTTGCCCCCTTCAGTTAGATATTGTCGAAAGGTTGATTGAACGGTATTCAAACAGGGGTGAACTGGTGTTTGACCCGTTCGGAGGTATCGGCACCGTTCCATATTGCGCTATCAATCTGGGGAGGAAAGGTCTGTCTACCGAACTCAATTACGATTACTGGAAAGACAGTCTTTCATATCTGTATGAAGCGGAGATGGAGGTCAGCGCACCCACATTGTTCGACTTAATGAATGATGCCGTATGAACATTCACCAGACAGTTCCCCGTTCGGATTGCACCTCCTTCGCCAAGTGCGGCAAGCATTCCCTTGCATATTGCAGGAGGTACGGCGCGTCCGAATGCGGACCATGTGAAATCGTGAGGAGGAAACCCCGTAACCGGGTGGTGGTTGACGGAGTGGAGCGTAAACTGTGCACCCGTTGCGGTAGATCACTTCCATTATCCCGGTTCTTCGATAGAATAGCCCGTCGTAACGGTAAGGAATACCATCTGAAAGCGTCATGGTGCAAGATGTGTATGGCAGAGGTACAGAGCGAGCGGAATAGAAAAAATAATAAAAAATATTGAATTATGATACTTACTACTGATAAGATGGTATTTGTAACTGACTCGGAAGATTCAGACGAATATATTGAGAATCTTATAACTGAGTATGGGACTAATCAATATCGCATAAAAATTGACCGTACATTCAATCCACCATATTACCAATTATTCCACGAATGGAAAGAAGGCAAACGAAAACTTAATAATCGTTTGTTTGCTTCTGGTAAGTTGGAAAAGATTGTAGATTACATAAATCAGAATATTCAATAAATAAGCTATGAAACAGACAGTAGAAGAAGCAGCAAAACAAGGAGCTGAAGGATATAATATCGTCGGGCAGAATATTTATAAGTCCGGATTTATTGCCGGTGCGAACTGGCGCATCAATAGCGTATGGCATAAGACTAAAGATGAAGTGCCACAAGCTCATGGAGAATACGAAAATGAACATTATCCGCAGATACCATGCCTTGTGTATGGAAAGTTAAGCACTGGAACTGGTTACGGTGTCCGCTATTGGAACGTAACAGAGCAATGCTGGGACGATGAAGAATGTGATGATTACGAGTGTTCTAAAGATGCCATTGATGAATGGGCATATTTGGATGATTTAATATCAACTGAAGAGTAATGATTATGAAACAGACGGTAGAAGAAGCTGCAAAAGAAGCAAGAATGGCAAGTGCCGAAACATTGACCACCTATGGTACACATACGTCACTTGATGATTTTACATATTTATCCCATGATGAAATTGCAGAAGCTGCATTTATAAAAGGTGCTGAATGGCAGTCAAGGCAAGCACCTTGGATAAGCGTTGAAGATAAACTGCCTTCTTTAAACCAAAAAGTAATAGTTTATAATGGGAAACAAGTATATATGTCTCATAGGACAGAAAAAGACTACGCAAAAGATCCTAATTCCTTCTTGTATGGATTGCAGACCTATAATAATGTTGTAGCTTGGATGCCTATCCCTTCTTTCGATGAGATACTTGAAGCAAACAAGGATGTACTGAAACGGATTAATTAATTATGAGAAAGATTGTACAGTTAGACGAATACGATTATAACAAGCTTGCAGACCTTGCCAAGCTCAATGAGAAAGAAATTGAGAAACACGCCATTGACCTATGGAAAGAAAAAGGCGTGGCAGAAATAACAATCAAGATAGACACTGGAAGAGATTATAATGACTACTGTCGTATTGATTGCTCTACATGTCTCTTCTATAAAGATAACAGGTTCTACATTCCAGAGAATGTACGGGAGAGATTTAGGAAAATTGTCAAAGAAAATGTAATGTGGGACATTGAAGAACGGTTTGGAGACTTAAAAGGAGCGATAAACAAATTCAATCGGGAAGCTAAATGGATTGGTTATACAAAATTTGTACTTTATATGATTGCTTTGTCCGGTTGGGCTGTAGCTGCTGTGTTGTTTCTTATGCGTTAACAGTATTTAATATGGAAAGATATAGGATTGTAAGAGAAACAAAATATAGCGGCTGTATTCCAATAACTACGTATTTTGTACAAGTCAGAAAAGAAAGCCGTCTTTCGTATGGGTGGACGAACATTAAAGGCTTTGATACCTATAAGAAAGCGAAAGAGTTGTTGGATATTCTATACGGCAATTGACATGAAAACAGACCTCATTTTCTTTATTGCGATATTCGTCATCGCAGTATTATTCATCGGGCATTTCCGGTTGACATTTTCGCCGTTCAGCATATCACTCCCTTATTGGCATAGAGCTTTAGGGGTTGTCCTTATTGTTGCAGGCTGTTTGGTTTACAACATAGGGGAGAATGTAGCCGGGTATAAGAAAGGGCTTGATAACGGTATGGAAATAGTCTTGAAACAATTGAAGAAACGGTATGAACGACCAGGTGATTAATAAAGAAAAGATATTGCCAATGGTTACAAAAAAGGCTATCTTCCCAGACAGCCAATCTTTTTTATTAACCTTAATCTAATACTATGAAAAACACATTGCAAAGGTAAGGTTTTATGGGAGTTATGCAAATTATGAGCCTTTGTTCAGCCATCTTATAACATGGTTTAGCAAGTGGATATATATGTTAACTATTAACGTAATAGATTTACAAAATTAACAAATAGCCAATGAGTAGAAATGAAAATGTCTGGACTGATGCGAAATGCGCAGCCTTTCGAGTTGAGTTCCTTACCAGTCGTGAGGAACTCTTTTTGTATGCAAAAGCCATCTATTCCGCTATGATATGGGGTAGGGAGGTGAACGAGCAAAATCAGATTATTCAGGAAAAGGATAAGTCTGTTAAATAAAAGAAAGAGCCAACCCACGCACGACCATGAATCAGCTCCTCACACGATTATGATGCAAATATACTATTTACTTTTAAAATAATCGTGTTATGGAGTTGGATTTTAACAAAATAATTCGTCTTAAAAAGATTCGTATCGAAAAATCAGAACTTTCAGAGGAAGAAAATATCTTAACTTCCCCGGTTCTGAAAGATAAGAGCCTTATCCATGAAATCTATAAAATATTTGTTGAGTTGTTGAATAAGAGGGGATGTCCGCCGAATATTGACAGTGTAACCCAGCGGAAGAAGTTCATTTTCATTATCCTGTATCTGTTTTCTCCAAGCTCGCTTGCCGGTGGAAAAATGACAGCAGGGTTACGACCTGAATTAGCAAGGGTTCTTGGTGTTCAATCAGAATGTACCATTTCCGACAACTGTGCGGATGTCGTGTTTTTGTATCAGAACTATGGGGATTTCAGTGGGGATATAGAGTATCTTTACACCGAAATCGTAAATCGGTTAAGAATCAAAGGGCTAATCAATTAATGAGCCGGAGTTTAGTTTAGTGCTCCGGCTTTTCTGTTCTCAAATGGTCAACAACACTTTGCAACCTATCTGCATCTTTAGGATTGAAAATAAATTCGTCAAAATCTCCATATGCACTTCGATGACCAAATATGTACTTAACAGCATGGATAATTCGTTTGAGTACATTTCTTTCGGGTTTTAAGTGTACGTTGCAATATACTTCCTTTTCATCCTCAAAATATGACATCACAATCTGATGTTCGATGCTGTTGCATTCACAAATAAAGAGTTCTTTTTTATCCATGGTTGTTTATAACATAGTTGCAACTTGCTTTTCTACGGCTGATTTAATAAAAGCGTTTATTGATATTCCAGCCTGTTGGGCGAGAATGGCAATTTTGCTATGTACCTCTGGGGAAATTCGTATGTTCAGGGAACCAGAATAACTTTTACGCGGTGTAATTCCGGCTTCCTTACAATATGCTATATAATCATCCACAGCTCCTTTAAAATCCTCTTTCAATTCAGATACAGTTTCACCTTCATACGAAATCATTGTATCTTTTGGCAAATCAAGGACTTTTCCAAATAGGCAATTATCTTCATCGCTTATCTCAATACTTCCTATGTAACCTTTGTAAGTCAATGTTTTCATATTAATTTATTTTTAGTCAGAAATTCAAATACTTGTTTCATTACATACCCTTTTACGATACTTCCTGGATGTGGCTTATGCGCAGTGTACGAGCTTTCCCCTTTTGCGAAAATGACACGTGACCCACTTGTTTTTCCTTTGTTATCTATCTTATATCCGAAAATGGAGAACAAGCGTACAAGCTCATCCCAATTAAAATCTTTTGGCTGGCTTTTAAAGCGTTCTATCAACTTCTCTTTTGTACCCATAATTTAATGGTTTATGCAAATGTAACTATTTTACAGTTGCAGAACAAGTGATTTAATGTTTTTCTTCAATCTCAGCCACAATTTTCTTTAGTTCCTCTATCGTATCGGCTTTGTAGAAGTTTTCTTTATACTGGATAAGGGCGGTAAGTTCACTTTTATCGGTTACTTCTACTGGCGAAGCGAAGAGTTGCCACATAGGAACATCTAAGGCGGATGCTATTTTTTCAAGAGTTTCTACCGAAGGCATCGTTTTGTTATTAATGAGATTACTTACCGTAACCTTTGAAACACCTATTGTATCAGCTAAACTAACTGACGAAACACCTTTTTCTACCATTATTTCTTTGATTCTTACCTGCATAAAATATAGCTTTAACTAATTAATGCTGCAAATATAGTAATATTTTAATCTTTAATGTTTGATGATAAAATATTAGTTTATTAATCTATGTTAAAGATAAAGTAATATTTATTCTTTTATTTGTAGGCGATAAAATATTACTTTATCTTTGCATCGTCAGAAACGAAGTAATAACAATTAAAAGATATACGATTATGACACAAGAAACATTTAAACTGATAGACGCAGTTCAGAGTGAAAGTATAGAAGGCCAATGGGGCGTAGTACAAAACGTCAATACACGTGATTATTTTGGTACTAATGAAAGTATAAAACTTGATGGGCAATACTTGTATGTGTATCAAAAGAGAGATGGGTACTTCTGTTTTATAAGTAAGTTTAAGCCTACCTATACGTTGACCGTAGCAGATGACGAAGACATCAATATCTACAAGATTGATTAAGTTTAACCAGCAGGGCGAAAGCCCTGCGTAATATAGAAGATTATGAAAGAGTATGATAAAGCAATAGTTAGTTGTAAACGAATAGCACGTAACCCATATGGGCCAGACGAATACGAAGTGACAATTAAGCCTCATGGCGAACCCGAACAAGTGATATATACACTTGCTGGTCCTTTTGAAAGCGATGAAGCAATTTGTGACAGAATTTATCGTCAGTGGTTGAAAGAACAAATATAATAATCCGGTAGCCTTTGGGCTACCACAATACACACGATTATGAAAGCGGATTTAGTTTTAGTTATCAGTCCTGAAGCCCCACTGATGAAACAACTGGGCAAGGTATTGGGTAAGCTATGTACACCATACGACTTCTCTACTATAGAGAGGGGTGAAAAATACATCACCATACAGCATGATGAAACAGGGTTTGTAGTGGCTTATACGAGTGAAGAAAAATTGAATGTGAAACATTAAATATTGATTATTATGGGGGAAATAGCAGACAGTTTAATTAGTGGTGAATTTGATTGCATCACAGGTGAATATTTAGGTGAAGAGGTTGGCTATCCAAGAACGCACGCTTATGACAGACATGAATATGTGTCGCCAGTTGAAAAGAAGCCTACCAGCAAGGCGAATGTCTGTATAACTAACATGTGCAAAGACAGAGGATTTAGTAACCGTGCAAAAATTGAGCTTGTAGCCAAATTCTTGTATAGCAAAGGTTACAAACAATTGCCTAATCTATCCCATCAGTATAAAATCATTCACAGCCAGTACAAGAATGATTTTAAAAAATTTTTGGTTGAACAAGTAAAGCAAAAGAATAATGGATGAAAATTTCAAGAATAGATATGGTGTTTATGACGGTATAGATACAAGTACATTTAAGCATATCACCGAAATCAGTTGCTACAATAATAATTATTACATAGGTCTAAAGAGAGGTAACAGCGTAACACATGATTTACTTTTCGCACACAGTGATGACGATAATTTAACGAATTGGTACATTATAAACGGTAATTCTGTTAGATACATTGGGTACGAGTTTACTGATAAAGGTGTGCTTAATCTTAGTGATGTTGAATTTACTTAAAAATGAATGATTATGGATATACAAGAGATTAAGAGAAGATTTGAGCTTCTTAAAATGGCAAACAATGAACGCTACTGCCTATTGTCAGAACTTGCCAAAGAACTGAAAGTAAGAAAAACGGATTTGATGCAGTTTGTGATTGATAATCCTAAATTATTTAGAAAAGGCAGCGTAGAGAAAAAAGGCAAAAATATGGGTACGTGCCTCTTCGATGTTTATCTTTTACCCGAAGACAATCCTAAAACAGAGGAATGGCTACAAAAGCAGATTGTCGAAAAGGCAAAATATATCTATATCTCTGAATTTGATAATTACGGGTGTATAGAAGGATATTTTGTAGTCATTGACAAAGAGGACAGTTCTAATAAGAACAAAGAATGGCTTTGGCGAAATACAGAGCAAAAGGTGAAAGAAATTCAAAAGCTTGGTGCTACGCATAAGAATACATTTTATTTTGGTGGATATGGTGATTGTACTGAACACCCAGTTGAATATGCCATATCTTCTGACGGATTGCAGAAACTAAAACAAGCAGGGTGGACTTTCAACGAATTAAAACCATTATCAAGATGAACTCAATTAACGACGAAAGAGGTTGCAGCGTATGCCAGCCCGGTAAAGAGAACTATTGCACTTACACTACCAAATTGAAAGGTAAGAGAGTGAGAATGTACCAGTATGACTACCGTACTGAAAGTGGTGAACTCTTTGCTTGTTGTGCGCCTACCTTAGAGGCGTGTAGAGAAAGACGGGACAAATGGCTTAGTTCACGACAATAAGCCGATTGTCGTGTATAACGATTGAAGATATTTCGTTATCTTTGGTTGTGGTAGTACCTTTGGGGTACTATCGCGGGGTGTAGCAGTGGTAGCTTTTCACTTTGACTTGGTGAAGGTCGGTTGTTCGATTCAGCCCCCCGCAACTATTGAGTATTAATTAAAAAAATGACACGATTATGAATGTATTAACATTACAGATTAAAAAAGATAGTTTTCAATCTATCTTAAAAGGTGAACAAGACATAGAACATAGATATGTTTACCCCTCAAATGTTACAAGATATGTATATTTTGAACACGATGGCAAAAGATACAAACGGCAAGAAGATATACCAAATGATGATAAGGATGTGGATGTAGTACCAATAAAGTATGACGCTTTGGTTCTTATAAATGGCAGACGAAAAGATGCGCCACGTCTTACGGTGGAGGTTAAGAGTGCTGAATTTATCATTTTTACAGATGAAGATGGTAACGACCAAGTATTTGAAGAAAACGGCAAAGAATATCTTGTTTGCCAAGTATGGTATCATTTGGGTAAGATACTTAGTACAGATAATGTTTGATTGTTTAATTTTAAAATTTATTAGCTGAGTCGGTAGTACAAGGAGAAGAATTAACAGAACAATGGGACCGCGCCGTAATATGAACGGTGCAGGGGCTGGTGGTAGATTGGTTGCCAGACGTGGCGGTGAAGCTGGTACAACGCAGTTAGGAAATAGAGACCAAAGACGGTATGACTTACGTGTTGCCTTTGGGGTTCGTGGAGCAAATGGTTCAAATGGTTAGCCTATGAACAAGTATGCCCTTACAATGCAGATAATACGCAGTGTTCGTGATAAAACGGACACTGCTGTGTTGTTTTATTCAGCCGGTGGTAAAGACGGTATAGCTTTATTGGATATGCTTGCAGGTGTATTTGATAAGGTTATATGCTATTATATGTACCTCATACCAAATTTAGACCATGTGCAGCCTTATATCAAATGGGCAGAAAATCATTACAAAAATGTAGAAGTACGCAAAATTAGACATTTTCAGCGTGACTATTACGATTTCTGGGGCTTTTTTCGTGAACCAGATAGTTCTATAAAGCCGAGAAAGATTGGTGAAATAGAACAATTTGTAAGAGAAGAGACAGGCGTCATGTACGGATTCAGCGGAATGAAAGGCGTAGATGGCTATATGAAACGGATGCGCTTAAAGAAGTTTGCTAAAACCGGCTATGTAACAGATAAAGGCATGGTTTATCCTCTTGCATTGTGGACAAACAAAGAAGTGCTTCAATATATTAGGCAAAGTGGATTGATACAACCTTTTATCTATGATGCAAACGCTATAAGTCAAGGATTTACTATTGATTTAAATACGATGCTATTAATGCGTAGTAAATATCCCAATGATTATAAACGCATTTTGAAAGAGTTCCCATATTCCGAAAAATTAATATTCGATTATGAAAGAGAACAAAATAACTCAACCGGAAAGTAGAGAAATACAGCGGAGTGATATAAACTTCGCTAACTACAATCCTCGCAAAATAACACAAGAAGCAAGAAAGAACCTGAAAGCAAACCTAAAGCGTGTAGGGTTGCTTGGTGGTATCGTATGGAATGAGGTTACTGGCAACCTTGTTTCTGGTCATCAACGTATTTCAGTGATAGATGAAGTAAATAAATACAATCCTGGCACGAGAACTAATGATTATTTGATTCGTGTTGAAGTAGTTCACATGGACGAAAAAACTGAAAAAGAGCAGAATATCTTTATGAATAACAGAAGCGTACAAGGCGATTTTGATTCAGATATGTTAAAAGATATGCTTGATGGAATTGATTATAGCCTTGCCGGACTGAATGACTTCGATTTGAATATGCTTGGAATTGGTGATTTGGACTTTTCTATTAACGATGATATTTGGAGAAAGGAAGATATATTGGACGATTCATTATCAGCCATAGATGAAGCTACTAAAGAAGGTAAAGAGAATAAAGACATTAACCGTTCCAATAATTTTTATGAGGATTCAAAAGAAAATCAAATTGTACGTCACAATGAAGTGCAAAAGATAAAAGACAGAATTAGCAACCAAAATAGCTTTGAAAAGGATAACGGAATGTTAAGCTATGTCGTGCTGTCTTTTAATAGCCCAACAGAAAGGGCTAATTTCATGAAGATGTTCGGTTATGGATTTGAAGAACGATACATTGATGGAAAAGAATTTATGGATAGAATAGAATTTGGGGTAGAATAATGGCGAACGAACAGAATTTAACGCAGAAAGGCAAACGCATTAGCACAGAGAGAGCGCAGGAACTCGCAAGACTTTCGGCTGAATCGAGAAGACAGAAAAAGGAACTTGTGAAAACCGCAAGAGAGTTTGCCATTGCTGCGTTGAATGCTGAAACTACAGATGATAAAGGTCGGAAATACATTGTAAAGGATGCCATGATAAAAAAACTCATAGCGAAAGCTGTGGGTGATGCGGATTTGAACGCTATAAGGTATTTATTAGAACTTATCGGTGAATCTCCTGCTGATGAAAACCAAAAGATTGCAAATGCTGATATTCCAACAGACATAGAGCATGGCATCAACATTGATTCCTGGATTAAAGACAAGCTAAAATGATAGTACCCCAAGAAATTTACCATCCATTATACGAGGATAAGGAAAAATTTATAATTCTTATTACCGGTGGGCGTGGTAGCGGAAAGTCTTTCAATGCTTCTACCTTTATTGAGCGGTTGACTTTTGAAATGACTCCCGTAGAGAAAATAGTTCATCAGATTCTTTACACCCGTTACACGATGGTTTCTGCCGGTATGTCTATCATCCCCGAAATGATGGAGAAGATAGATTTGGACGGAACAACTAAATATTTTAAGACTACCAAGACAGATATAGTAAACCGCATGACCGGCAGTCGTATCATGTTTCGGGGTATCAAGACTTCTTCCGGGAACCAGACAGCAAAACTGAAATCCATTCAAGGCATTACAACCTTTGTCTGTGATGAAGCGGAAGAGTGGACAAGCGAAGATGAGTTCGACAAGATAATGCTCTCCATTCGCAAGAAGGGTATTCAGAACCGGATTATCATTATAATGAACCCATGCGATTCCAATCACTTCATCTACAAGAAATACATTGAGAAAACTCACAAGCTGGTAGAGATTGACGGTGTGCAGGTTCAGGTTTCCACTCATCCGAATGTGCTCCATATCCATACTACGTATTTTGATAACTTGGATAACCTTTCTCCTGAGTTCCTGAAAGAGGTGGAAGATATGAAGGTGAGTAATCCTGAAAAGTATGCTCATGTGGTTATCGGCCGGTGGGCTGACGTTGCAGAAGGTGCTGTGTTCAAGAAGTGGGGAATTGTTGACGAGTTCCCGGCTGAATGCAAAAAAGTTGGCATAGGGCTGGACTTTGGGTATAGCATGGACCCCACAGCGATAGTTAGGTGCGGAATATGGGATAATAGACTATATCTTGACGAAGTAGATTACCGAACCGGATTGCTTTCAACCGATATAGTCAAATCGCTTAGACCCTGGGGCATGAAAACTATTGCCGATAGCGCAGATCCGAGATTGATACAAGAAATCCATAACGGGGGAATAAGGATATATGCCGTCGAAAAAGGTGCTGGATCAATCAATGCAGGAATTGACAAAATGCAAAGTCTTGAAATTTTCGTAACCAAGCGTTCATACAACCTGCAAAATGAGCTGAGGAATTATGTATGGGATAAAGATAAAGACGGAAGGTATATAAACACTCCAGTGGATGCAAACAACCACTGCTTTCGTGGAGACACACTGATTACTACCATAAATGGCGATATTCCTATCAAGGATATTCGGGTCGGGGATTATGTTCTTACACGAAATGGTTATAAAAAAGTGCTTAAGAAACACAATAACGGAGTAAGAAAAGTAATTGAAAAAGAAGTCTTTATAGGCTTTGAAAAACGAACATTTTTTGCTACCTTAGAACATAAATTTAACGCAAACGGAAAATGGAAGAAGTACGGAAAATTAACAAAAGGGGACAAGTTGTTTGTTCTATCGAATTTAACGGGAGAGTGTACAAACGGTATCCAAATGGGAAACACCCCAATTATTACTATTGGAAATTTGGACACGGAAACAAACAGAGCGAGATGCTGCATCATGCCGTTTACAAATTCTATCATGGGGAAATTCCGAATGGAAAGATTATCCACCACATTGACCACAATCCGCTCAATAACTCGATTGAAAACCTTGAAGCGGTTTCAAGAAGTGAACATAATAGGCTACATCCGGAGAAAATTGACAATATTGTCAGAATGGGTCTTAACACAAAAGGCGCATATACAAAATCAAATTGGAATCAAAGAAGAATTAAGGCAATTGCCCGATTACAGAGCGAAGAGAGAGTGTGCGAGCAATGTGGCGGACGATTCACAGCAACAAATGTTCATCAGCGATTTTGCTCAAAGAAATGCCATCACAAATGGCAGTACACCTCGCCTAAATGTACGACAGAAATGGTGTGCCAATACTGCGGAATCACATTCATGGGGAACAAGTATCTTAAGCCCAAATGCTGTTCAAAAGAATGCGCACATAAACTGCAAGCAAGTAACAGACGTAAAAACAATAAGTGAAAGCTATTGCGAGGTATATGATTTGACCATTGAAGGTGAACATGAATATTTTGCTAATGGGGTTCTCGTGCATAATTGTATAGATGCTGTACGTTACTATGTATTGGGTGAGCTTCTTGGTAAGATTCAGAAGCCGAAAGATTTAACAGGAATATTCACACATTAAAAATATAAACTATGCCATTGAATTTAGAAGAAATATTAGCATTGCCTGACATCGGGCAGAAGATAAACTACCTGAAGAAAGGTAGGAAGACTGAACTTCCCGACCGTTGCAAACTTTGGGATGATTGGAATCCGGAACGACATGAAATCATGGTTGACAAAAAGAAATATCCGGACAGAAAGGTTCTTGAAAAAGAAGCAGAGAAGCACTTCGATGAAAAAACGGGTAAGACTTATGAAATCGAAGCAAAGTATAAGACTGAACCGGTGAACCGTATCTCCATTCCATTGGAACAGGATATCGTGAACATCCAAACTGCTTTTACAGTCGGCACAGAACCGTCTATGGATTGCACTCCAACTGATGATGATGAAAAGAAGCTGCTGGATGCGGTAAAGGCTGTATTTAAATCCAACAAAATCAAATACCAAAACAAGAAGATTGTCCGTGCCTGGCTCTCCGAACAAGAAGCGGCAGAATATTGGTATGTTACCGATGATGATTCGTTTTGGGCAAAGTTTTGGAAGAAAGTTAAGACTACGTTCGGTGGCAAGGTCAAGCCCACCAAGAAACTGAAAAGCGTGTTATGGTCTCCATTCAGAGGTGATAAACTATACCCGTTCTTTAACGACGAAGGTAAAATGATTGCTTTCTCACGTGAGTATAAAAAGAAGCTCATGGATGATTCGGAGGTCACCTGCTTTATGACTATCACGGACAAAATGGTTTATCAATGGGATTTGTCTAAAGGGTATGAAGAAAGAACGCCTTTTGCTCATGGATTCCCAAAACTACCGGTTCTTTATGCTTATCGTCCTGAACCTTATTGCAAGAAGATAAAGACATTCCGTGTCCGGCTGGAAAAACTGTTATCTAATTATGCTGATTGTATAGACTACCATTTCTTCCCACTGCTGAAGCTAATTGGAGATGTAGAGGGTTTCATGGGTAAGGTTAAGGATAGAATGGTCAAACTTACAGGTGAAGGTGCGGATGCCCAGTATCTGACGTGGAACCAAGTTCCGGATACGGTACGTTTTGAAGCAGAAACACTCACTAATATGGCTTATGATATGTCAAACACTCCAAGAATATCGTTTGAGACATTGAAAGGCATAGGCAAGGCTTCCGGCACTGCTTTCCGCTTCATGTTTATGGGTGCACATATGGCGGTAGAAAATCACGGTGAGGTTATCGGTGAGTTCTTGCAGCGGAGAGTAAATTTCATTGTTTCCGCTTTAGGCTCTATCAATCCAACCGAGTTTAGCAAGGCATCGCAGACCATTGACATAGAAACAGAACTGGTTCCATATATGATTGATGATTTGAATGATAAGGTTACTACGGCTGTCTCCGCTGTTAGTGGTGGTGTATGGTCAAGACGTGAGGGCATTATGTTTGCTGGGAACGCGGATCGCATTGATGAAGAGCTGAAGGAAATCAAAGAGGAACAGGTGGCAAAGAATGAGCAAATCGGAAATAAGGGACAGAAAAACGCCTCTTAGTCAGAAAAATTACGGGATTTATAATTTTTTGATAGGGAAAATAGGATAGTTAGTGGTGACTCTTTGGAGTTGCCGCTATTTTTTTGCTCTTTAAATTGTAAATATTAGAATATAATTTTGAATTATAGAATTATATATGTATTTTTGTCACACGATAATTGAGTAACCAATGAGAATATTTACCGAACAAGCATTAAAAGAATATGCAGAGAACCATCCCGATTCAAAGGTCGCTTTGCAAGAATGGACTACCATTGTGAAAAGAAGCAAGTGGACCTGTTTTGCCGATATTAAGAAAACGTTTAATAGCGTTGATAATGTAGGTAATCAACACTATGTTTTCAATATCAAAGGCAATAACTATCGTTTGGTAGTAGTGATTAAATTCACTATTCAGTTTGTGTATATTCGCTTTATTGGTACTCATAAAGAATATGATAAAATAGATTGCGCTAATATTTAGGATTATGACAAAGATAGAAAATCAAGCCCAATATGAATGGGCGGTGAAAAGAGTAGAGGAACTTCTTCCATTAGTGAAAGATGATACTCCTTTGAATGACCCAAATAGCATAGAATTGGAGCTTCTTTCTAATTTGGTTGCTGATTATTCCGAAGAACATTTTGCATTGGGAGAACCAACACTTGTGGATGTTCTTAAACTTCGTATGTACGAAATGGGGCTTAATCAAAAATCACTTGCAAAGTTAGTTGGTGTCAGCCCATCACGATTAAGTGATTATATATCTGGTAAATGTGAACCAACCTTGAAAGTTGCTCGTGAGATAAGCCGGAAGCTAAATATTGATGCAAATATAGTGTTGGGAGTATAAGTATAAGTTTTTGTCGTGATATATTTTAGGCGTGATTCATTCGGTTTCACGCCTTTTTTTATACCATTTTACGACAATCGTTTTATTGTCGTGTATCACCTATCTGATAATTTTTCACCTTCTTTATAAATAACGAAATTTACCGTAGAAATTTATAAATCAAATTCATACGGTATGACAATCTTAGAACAAATCTTAGCAGGGCTACAACAGAAATTCGCTGGGGTGGACACTGCTATTCTTACCCGCATTGCCACCAAAAAGGCAGAGGGTGTAACGGACGAGACAAAAGTAAACTCCATTGTTGAGGGTATCAGTTTTTCGGACGTGCTTAATTCCTATGGTGATTTCCGTGCCGGGGATGCTTCAAAAACGGCAGTGACTAACTACGAGAAGAGGCATAACCTTAAAGACGGTAAGCCAATCGAGACTACCACAACCACCAAAACGGAAGAGAATAAAGACGATGTGCCTGCATGGGCGCAAGCTTTAATTGACTCCAACAAGAACCTTTCTGATAAGCTAACACAGTTAGAAACGGAAAAGGCTCAAACAACACGTAGCCAGCAGATTTTGGCAAAGGCAAAGGAGTATGGTATTCCCGAAAACTACGCCAAACGATGCGCCATTAAGGACGATGAGGACTTGGACGCATACTTCAAGGACTTGAAGCAGGAGTTTGCGAATGACGGCTTTAAGGGTGTAGTTCCTCCAGATACAGCAAAAAAAGAACTGGAGAATGAGACTCAGTCGTTTGCGAAAATGATTGCAGACGACACTAAAGAAATTGTAGAACAACAAAAACAGTGATTTTATGGCAGCAGGATTTAAGTATAATCTTGAACCGGAAGTTGAGCAGGAAGAACGCTACGACGTAGAAACCGGACGCAGACGCAGAGGTCCGTACAAGTTGGACACAACCAACCTCGTTGTCGGCTCGTACTTGCCCTCATTCACACCGATTGCAGCTGACTTGGTGAAGAAAACATCCCAAGTGGCTATCCGTGTGGAAGTATATGAGAAGTTTACAACAGGCTCCAATACCACATTGAAAATCAAGAAACGTTCTTTGGCTTACAAAGGTATGCACTTGGGTAACGGTGCGCATGGAGCGACAATCAACGCTATTGACAAGGCTGACAAAGCTTTTGATAAGCTGACGTTAGCGGCAGACTTTGGAGAAAATCTAGAAGCTGGAACAGTTCTTTACGAAGCGACAGCCGCAGACGGTACAACGCCCAAAGTTATCGCAAATTCAGCTCTGTATGAAAGGAAGCAGGTAGAGGATGGCATAGTATTGGTTTCCCTTTTGATGCGTGCGTTTGAAATCGAACCGACCAAGCTGGTAATGCCTTTCGCAGATATTGACAAGGCGAATATGCCGCACTTCCAGTTTAACGCTTTGGATGTCAAACAAGAAAAAGAAGCCGTATCTATTCCTAAGGCTTCTTCTAGTCAGGACGGTTTGATGAGTAAGGAAGATAAAGCCAAATTGGATGGGGTTGCAGCACAAGCTAACAAGTATACTTTAACAGCAGCTACGACTTCTGCTCTTGGAGGTGTAAAGCAGGCAGCCAAAGTGAATGATGCATCTGGTACGGTGTCGGTAGAAAACTTTAACGGATT